CCCTAGCATTCTTATAGATGTAGGATACACACTCTAGATCACCTTCTTCTACTGCTTTCAGTATAGGTAGGATCTCCTGTTGCACCTGGTGATAGTTCAACTCAGGATGAGCAGGTTCACGAATGATTGGGCAGGGAAATAAATTCAGTAAGGTCATAAAGTAGACATGACATTGGTAAAAGGGAGGTGTTATCCTCCCTATCTAGGGTCAAAGTTGACTCCACCACTACGTTTTTGGAGAACATAGAAACTCAATATACTAGGCATTCGCGCTGAACACCATCTAGTTTAGAGTCTATTGATAAAGACTATCCAAAACTAATCGCATCTGTTCCTTGACCAAGCCAGACAATGATTGCAGCTGCAGCAACGTCGGCATATTGATCATAGAGAGAAGAACTAATACTAATAGAATCTCCATCAGTAGAGAACTTATATTCTCTTGTTGAACGAGATACCATTTTTTCAATCGCCTTCATACCTTGGTAGTGACGCCAGATTTCACCTTGGGTGTTAGCATCAACTTCGCTGTTCATAGCGTCGGTGACACATTCTTTGAGGGCGTCTACTGCTTTCTGATAGGGATTCATGGTTCGTGTTGTTGTGGTCATGCTTTTACTCGGTCTCGAACGTAACAAGGTACACCATCAGGGTCTAACCATTTGGTGTATTCAAAATCTTCCATAGCAGTCATCATTTGCATTTGGTTGTCACAGAGATACATGTCTTTGTAACGACCAGTGTAGGAGTCTACCTTTTGAATGCGGTAGTCTGGCATACCGTTTAGTTCGATCGTGCCAACTTCGACATAACGATAGGGAAACTGCTCTAGGAGAACTCTGGGTTTCATAGGATGAAGGTGATGAGTGCTGCGTACCCAACTAGTATAGCACATAATCGGGTGAGCACAACATAGTATTTCCGAATTGGTGTGCCGAAATACTGTTGTCCGATCATGAGACACTTGTGGGCGGGTGAGATTAGATATCCTGAATACTCAGTGCAGAGGAACCACACCAAATATTGAGGACCGAAGATTGCTACCAGAGCAGAGGTCATGCCAGCATACTTGCCAGATGAACCCATAGCATAAGCAGCAACCATAGCGACTAGAGAGGCAGGTATGAGCATCCCAGGCGTTGCTGCGTTGAGATACTCCATCACTGGTCCTTTGACCAGTCCTACCACTCCACCAAGAGCAAGAACGAGCGTAGCAATGATAGCAAACCTACCATCTAACCACTTACCCCACTTCCAATCCTTGAATACAATGGAATAGTAGATTGCCATTCCAAGGAACCAAGGGAAGAAGAAGATTGCTCCACCCTTACCTGTATTCAATAGAAGAATCACAGTAGCAATGAGTGGTGCCCATCCAGTAAGAGCACGTCGCCAGTTGAACTCACGAACATACTCTAGATTAGGGACAACAGATGATGCAGGAACCTTAGTAAAGATATACCACCAGGTATATGCCAGGGTGATAAGCAAAGGAATAATAGTATACCCTAGGAATGTTCCATAGGATACACCCATCACTGCCATAGGAAGGACGACGGTCTTCTCTAGTGGAGACCACCAGTAGTAATGATGGACTGATAAGTAATCAATCACACCAAAATCAGAACGTCGTTCTTGATCTCGTGGAGCAATACCATCCAGGAGTGGTGCCGATAAAGCAACACGTCCTGGAATGGGAAGTATACCACCCAACAGTGAGGTGATAATAACAAGGACACGATTGTCCTTGATGTACTTCTTTGCTAGAGAATATACATCTTCAAGAGCACTATAATCACGGATGAAACCACCCAAGATCATGATGCCAAAGATGTAACCCATATAGAGTTCATTCTTTACAATAGATTCTAGCGTTTGTTGCAGCATAATGTAAGTCTCGTTCTAGTTTATTCAGTTAGAATAAGTCAAACTCAAGTTTGTCAATTAGGATAGCGTAATCCTCATCGGGATTACCATAGAAATCAACACCTTTTTCCTCGTAGTGTCTATAGACCTTTTGGAAGATATTAGGGTACTCGGTGTCGAGATCTACATCTCCAGTAACTGCTGAACGTAGAACGTCCGTTACAGGAGAAAACTTTTGTACTGTAGTCATAGTTATCCTAAGCGATGTACAATATCCCCCTAAGGGGAACGGGTCAGGAGGGATTTGAACCCCCGACCAACGCATTAGAAGTGCGATGCTCTATCCACTGAGCTACTGACCCCTGAGATATTGTTTATCTGAGAAGAAAGAACCGTGGCATCATCATACCTTCCCTCAGCAAGAAGGTCTTGAAGTTTGTCAATGTAACTATCGAGTGGGGACTTCATATTGAAGTCGTCGAAGAAACGAAAACTGCCCATGGTGATTCCTCTTGACTACCCTGTCAGTATAGCAGGGTGGTTAGTCTGCTGTCAAGCACATGTGCCAGTTCCGAAATAGTCCTTACGCATGTATCGACCGAGGATATTGCTGTTGTAGTAAGCAGGCGTTCCATCGTTCATTGCCTCCGTAAGGACGTTGTTGATAAAAAGTTGTCGGGTCTCTTCGTAGTTTGTCTGACCCTTGGTTGTATGTAGGCTGATTATACGTCGTTGAAAGGCAGGTTTTCCGTACAAGCGAACATCGGCACGTATTTCATCAGAGCTGCCGTAATATTTTCTCCAGTCACTTTCACTTCTAACTCTCCTACTTTTACCTGGAGGCTTTCTAAATGACCAGAAGTATTTTCTTCCGATGTATTTTCTATTGGTCTGGGTATTTGTAATGCAGTAAACAAACCCAAAGTTGTCCCCAATAAGACTCCCCCCAAAAGGGGCTTCATTGTATGTCCATGGATTTTCATAATCAATCTCCGTTATCATCACTGTCAGAGTAATACTTATCAGTATCTATGTATGACTCTGTATCTGAATACACTTCAGATTTCAACTCACTCAAGATAATTTCTAAGTCTCTGATAAGGACCTTTAGATGATCTCTATTCATCTCTGAACCCCACAGTGTTAGTTTACTTGGAATATCTATATCTGTCAATCCCTGAACTCCTGTAGGGCATCCAGGACCTTGTTCAGGGCATCGTGGTGACCGTCATGCCACTCCTCTGACATCGCTTCATACTCACCCTCATACAACGCAGTCTTGATCTTGTAGATGCGTGCCTGCAAATCGATTTTGCTCATGTATCCTCTAGGCATAGTTGCATTTCCATGGTAGCACTATGTACACAAAAAAGCACCCCCTGAGGAGGTGCTGTATCTTGATCTCAAGATTTTACTATCACTTGGCGTAAGTGTGACCGCGATAGCAGAAAGTGCCATGAGTCTCCTTAGACTCTACACAACGGGTTGAATATTGCACACCACGATACGAGGTGTGTGAGATCTGTGCGTCGTGCAATGCAGATGCCTTTTCGATCTGCTTCTTGACCATTTGAAGTGTGTTCATGTTGTTACTCCTGAAGTTAGGGTGGTTTATTCCCCCGTTCCTTCAGTCGTTTGCGTCCCAATAACAATCAGGGTTTGATTCCTTCATGACCTCTACCAATTCTACCTTATATTCGGGAGAAATGTTTTCATGCTTTTGCATCCGAAGCATAATTGCTTCAGTTTGAGAGCAAGTGAGGGTGGTATACAGTAATATATCAATCATGGGATGAACGCTCCGTTCCGCGACTTACTTGCGTCCCCGAAGGGATGAACGTAATGTCGTAGCAATGCTACGCAACTATTTATAATAGTATGTGTTAGTTTGCTGTTCTATCTACGATAGAAACAACACCGTGAGCATAGAAGAAGAGTAGAACCCCTCCTATCGATGCTGACACCAGTGTAGCAGTTCTGTTGTGGTTGTCAATAGCCCGATCAATCAATCTTAGGACTTCCCTCTTCTGGTTGGGACTGAGAGCGTCTAGACTCTTGTCTTCTAGCGTACTCTTTGTCCCAAACCATGTCCCAACCAGGTTCCGAACCCGCGTCGTTGTGTGTGTCCAGAAGTTCATTGTATACCTTGTCTAACCATTCTGTACTAGAGAGCAAATCCTGCGAAGGAATTTGCTTCGACATCTTGTTTGATTCCTCCGACGATGTATGATTCAATCTCCGTCTCCTGTGGTGCATTTTGTTGACCCTTAGAGTTCAACCAATGCTCTGTCCAGGGCAGTGGATTACTCTTTGCAGGTACACTATAGATAGGCTTCAAACCAATCGCTTTCATACGACGGTTAGCAATCCACTCAACATATTGTGACAATAGTCTGTCATTGAGACCAATCATCGAACCATCTTTGAACAGATATTCTGCCCATGCCTTCTCTTCATCAACAGTCTTGACAAACATTTTGATGACATTCTCTTCCTCTTCCAATGCAATTTGCTGCATCTCAGGATCATCACCATCACGCCAGTTTTTTAGAATGTTCTGAGTGATAACCAGGTGCTGACTCTCATCTCTTGCAATAAGAGATAGAATTTTTGCAGACCCTTCCATAAGTTTGAGTTCACCAAAGGCAAAACTACAAGCAAATGAAACGTAGAATCGGATTCCTTCTAGGATGTTTACATTAGCAACTGCTCTGTAAAGTTTACGCTTCAGTTCGCGTCGATCATACTGTCCTGTATAGTGACCATCCTTTGCAAGTTCCCACATGGTTCCATTGTCATACTGATGAGCATGATTGATGAAATCATCATAGGATTCGGTGACACTAGTAGACCTGTCAATAATCTTCTCGTCATCCAGAATGGTGTCAAAGACATCCTCAGGATTAGAGTAAACGTTCTTGATAATGTATGTGTACGAGCGACTATGGATCATCTCCATAAACTCCCATACATTCATGCACGCCTCTAGTTCGGGTAGTGAACAATAAGGGATAAAAGCCATCCCAGGACCACGCCCTTGTACAGAATCCAGCATGATCTGGTACTTGAGGTTGGACGTGAATATATGGCGCTGTTCAGGAGTGAGTTGAGCATAGTCTGCACGATCTTTTTGAAGGGAGACCTCCTCTGGTCTCCAGAAATAACCTAGTTGTTGCTGTGTGAGACGATCAAAGATAGGATACTTGAACGTGTCATACCTTTGGACTCCCAATGGTTGACCAAAAAACATTGGTTGCTTCTTGGTATTTACTTTTTCTTTGTTGAATACTGTCATTCCTTTTACTTCAGACTTTGCAGCTGTCACAATCTTCCTCCTCGGTTTCTAGTAATTCTTGAATCAATGTTTCAATATCGTCACCATCTTTCTTAGCATCATAAGTGTTTTGGTAATACGAAGTCTTCCATCCATACTTGTAAGTATTGAGGAAATCGTTTGCCATTACTGATACAGGCACCTCATTGTCAGGATATTGCCCTGGATTATAACTCCAGTTACCTGAGATTGCCTGATCAAAGAACTTTTGAATCACCGCGACGATCTCAATATACCCTTTGTTCGACTCCATGTCCCAAAGAAGAGTGTAATTATTCTTGAGACTATTGTACTGAGGAACAATTTGCTTGAGCGGTCCTTTTTTTGATTTCTTGATGGACAAGTAGTCGCGAGGAGGCTCGATTCCATTGGTAGCGTTTGACACAACGGAACTGCTCTCCGAAGGCATCTGTGCGGACAGTGTGCTGTGTCGTAATCCATAGGTTGTGATATCCGACCTAAGACTATCCCAATCATAGTTGTATTCTGGCGAAACTAAGACATCGACATCCTTCTTATATGAATCAATAGGAAGAACGCCGTCTGAATATTTAGTCCTATTGAAATCTTGACATGGACCTTTCTCCTGAGCAATTTTATTAGATGCTCTCAGCAGATAGTATTGGAACGCTTCTGTCAGATCATGTACCTCAGACAATGCTTCCTGAGCACTGTACTTGAGACCACGCTTGGCAAGGTAGTGTGCCAAACCAATGTATCCAATGCCCAGAGAACGCCTTGCAAGGGTGCTACGGCGTGCAGCATCGACTGGATAATCCTGGTAGTCAATCAACTCTTCTAGACCCCTCACAGCGAGGTCACAGAGCGATTCCATTTCATCCAGGGTCTTCAGTTTTCCTACGTTGATTGCAGAAAGAATACACAAAGCAATCTCACCTGCATCATCATTGATATGATTGATAGGATCAGTAGGAAGAGTGATCTCCTGACAAAGATTACTCATGTTCACCTTGTCCTTGAAGGACGAATGACTATTGCAGTGGTCGATGTTCATAAGATACAACCGACCTGTCTCTGCTCTCTCCTTCAGGAGACTAAGGACTAGTTCTTGTGCATTGACAGTCTTTCTTGGAACAGACTGATCTGATTCATAGTCCACATAGCAAGCGTCAAATGCATCAGTACCAAAAGCATCATAGAGACCTGGTACGTCATTCGGTGAGAAGAGGCTAATCTCTCCATTCGTAATGAAACGTTCGTAGAAAAGTTTTGAAATTTGGATGGAGTAGTCAAGTTTCCTCACTCGATTATCTTCTGTGCCCTTATTGTTTTTGAGAACAATAATATCTTCTATTTCTGAGTGCCAGATTGGGAAGTGTACTGTAGCCGATCCACCGCGAATGCCATTTTGAGTACAACATCTGACAGTGCTTTCAAACTTTTTGAGGAATGGAATAACACCTGTGTGCTGGACTTCTCCACCTCTGATTTTACTGTTGATGCCACGGATTCTACCTGCGTTGATACCGATTCCTGCACGTTGAGCAACATAGTAGCCAATCGCCATGTCACTAGAAAAGATACTATCGAGGGTGTCATCGACATCAACAAGAACACAGCTAGCAAACTGTCGAAGTGGAGTTCGCACCCCTGCCATGACAGGTGTGGGAATGTTGATTTGGTGTTTGCTGATTGCGTTGTAGTATCGTCTGACATAATCAAGTCTTGTCTCTTGTGGGTACTTCTGGAAGAGAGTTGCAGCAATAAGCATGTACATGTATTGCGGCGTCTCGTAGATCTCTCCAGAACTACGATCTTGCACTAAGTATTTATCCACAACTTGTCTCAGACCAGCATACGTGAACAGCATGTCACGATCATGATCCATATAAGAATCCATCTCGGCAAACTCTTCTGAAGAATATGCCTTGATCAGACTCTTATCGTATACACCTGACTCAATACCACCAGACAGTTGATCCTCTACCTTAGGATGGTTCACAGGTGAAACACCATAGACAGACTTACGAAGACCAAACAGAAGCAGACGTGCTGCTACAAATTGATAGTTTGGATTATCAAGACTAATCAGATCATTAGCAGAACGGATTAGAATCTCTTGAATATCAGAAGTTTTGATACCGTCGTAAAATTGAATTCCAGAATTGATCTCAACTTGTGATGCCGACACATTTGCTAGACCATAGCAAGCATGTTCTACCATCTTGTGAATCTTTTCCAAGTTGATCGGTTCCTCTACACCGTCTCTCTTTACTACCTTGATACCATTGCTCATACTTTTTTCCACTCTGAAAATTTTACTTGGGCTTGTAATCCACTATACACATTGGATTCTACTATAGACTTCACCTCATGTCCAGAAAGAGACATGTCATTCAAGTCCTTTTGCTCGATGTGTGTTGGCCAGATAACTACTTTCTCTCCCTCAGATATTGCTCTATCAATTTTATTTGTGATCTCTCTAGATCTTGGTTCGTTGTCGAAGACCCAGATCCTATTTCGATAAGGAAGAGAGCTGTGGTCAACATCGCTACCACACATAGCAATAGCATTGGTAAGGAAATAACTGTCGAAGGGTCCTTCGGTGACATAAACTGTTTCGTCAGGGTTGATACTTTCTTGTCCATAGATTTTAGTCTTTGCATCATCCAGCATGACTGTGATGTAACGCAATTTATCTTTGGGGTTCAAAGAGCGACCCTGGAAACCAAACCATGATCCACCAGAATCAATCAAAGGAATGATGATTCTTGGATGATCCAACTTGGAGTCGGGGAATGTTTTTTTCTGTGCGTTTACCCAGTCCTGAAACCTATCAACGTAATATAGTCGCTTGTATGCGTCTTGTGGTAGTTCCCTATTTTGAAGGTAACGAACGGCTGGGTGAGAAATATTTAGGTCTGAAATACTTTGCAAACCAGTTGGTTTTGATACGAACTTAGGACGTTTTGATACGAACACAGGATTAGAAACGTTTCTACCCTTGCCAGTCAGTCCAGACTTGTATCGCTCCATGACAAACTCATCATAAAGATCGGGAGCATTATCCTTTAGGAAGTTCCCAAGAGATTTTCCCACACCACAGTTGTGACACTTGTAGATGATATCATTCTTCTTCAAGAACAAGTAACCACGCGCCTTTTTCTTGTCCCTCTGTGAGTCACCACAGTAAGGACACCTGAAATTCCACACGCGACCATTGTTCTTGACAGAGAACTTCTGAAGACGTGACCCCAAGAGGTCTGCGTACTTCCTGTCAACTGTCATAGAGTGTCCTAGATCGCTGAACCTACTCTAACATTGGCAGGGGCGGGTGTCAACACTTTCATGAGAGGTGGAACCACTTGTAATACTGCCACAAGGGTCGCGAGGACTGCTCCTGCACCGATAACAAACTTTGCGTTGACATCAACCTTCTTCTGGATCTTGCTGATCCTATTCTGAACCAGTTCATGATCCTTGTCATGCCTCTCCTTCATCTCCTCAAGCATACCGATGATAAGTTTATCGGCACGTTCGGATTCATCCAAACGATTTTCATGACGCTCCAAGATTACAGCAACTCTGTTGCTGTTTTCGGAGATTGTTCCTACTGCTCTTTCGAGTTTGTCAAGCATCTCTTTAGAGAGATCTTCATAAATGTCAAGTTTACTTTCTAAAACTGCTAATCTACCAAGACCAAATGCCATCCTAACCTTGTGCTCCTACGAAACTTAGTATTTTTTCAAATGATTGTGTTGTCTCATTTGCAGCATTACTAAATTTAGCACGATTCTTTTGTACTCCCAGTTGTTCATACGCCTGGAAGATTTTCTGTGCGATAGCAGGTTGCAGTTGGAAACTCTCACCATTCAAGAACTGAATCTTTCCAGGTTGGTTTGAATCTGCAATCGATTTTATCATATCAATGTTGCCACCTGAAGATTCATAAACAACTTCTTCAGTAGCACCTGTAGGATTCATGCCTGCAGTAGCACCTTTCTTCATAACTGCAATTTTAGTTTGCAGTGCTCTTTGCATCTCTTGCTTCTTGAGATCAATCTTCTTTTTCTCAGCAGCAATCTTTTGTTGCACTTGTTTTTGTGCTGCTTGCTTCTTCATCATAGCACCCTGCTTCTTAGCAGCAGCGGCAGCAGGATCTTCAGTCGCTTCAGGAATACTTCTGTATGCCTTCATACGCTTTTCATTATAAAACTTTCCTGCTTCACTAGGAAAAATACGACCAATAGTAATGTCACCACGATAGCGTGGATTGACAAGTAGTCGTAACTTCATCATCAGTTCTGCCTGAGATGATGCATAGATGATAGTCTCACCCACTTCAGGGATTGATACCTTGTATTGATATAGATGGGGAGTAGGACGTGGGTTCTCAACCGATTCCTTCATCTTCTTAGACTTCTTTCGCTTTGACTTATAGTCTTGAGCAAAAGGATGATCTTTGATTCGACGTGCCATCTTCTTACGAAAATCTAGCAGCGGATCGAAACCTGCCACAGGACCAGTCGCTGCAGAAGAGCCACTAAAACCACCAGTTCCTACTGACATCATATCTTTTCCAGCTCCTCTTGAATTTCGTCTTCTATATCCAGATTAGGCATCATACCTAAAGGATATTTATCTAAAAATAATAAGAATGTTTTTATGATTGGCCAATACTCTCGCTCTAACTTATAAAAAAGCATCGGAGTTGCTGCCTCGCCAAAAACATTGTATAGAATAATAATATGATTGATAATCAAGTGAGTTCGTAACTCCTTGGTCTTCAAGTACCGTCCGAATAATCTCTTCAGGTACTTGAACCGTTTCATATCCTCATCGAAATCCTCGCGTGTAACACAGCAAGGATTTTCATAATGTTTGATGGCGAACAGAATGAAGTTATCTGCATTCAGTTCGCGAAAGTTCATCTAATGTTAGCTACTAAACGTCAGTGTTGCTGCGCCATCAGTGATGACTTCTTCAGTACCACCAGCAGAGGTGACCTTGACACGGTACTTATAACCGTCAAGACCATCTGCAGCAAGACCACTGTAAGCAAGGGTTGCTGTAGTGAAGTCTGCATACGTGATGCCAGTGTCAAGAGATGCGCTGATGTTGACCCAACGGGTCGTAGCATTAGCGGTCTGACGCTGCCACTGATAGGCAAGAGCACCAGGTGTTCCTGTGGTAGTAGTGGTAAGAGTGAACGTACCAGCACCTGAGGAAGATGTAGAAGCAGCAGGTTGAACTGTGACAGTCACAGCAGATGCTACGTCAGCAGCGATGGTGTCGTCAGCCAGGGTCTCATCAGCATTCGCCTCAGGGTTAGTGATGAATGCCAACATCTCTGCCTTGTGACGAGTGTTACCATTGTGATCGGTATACGTTCTGTATGCCCACCAACCAGGTGCAGTAATACCGCGAGTCTTATTTTCGTTTAGTGCTGCTTCGGTTTCGTCGCAGAACACGATAGTTTCCGTTGCTGAACCACTGCCGTTACCTCTTGTTAGACCAACAGCGGTCTGGTTAGCAGTGGAGTCTACTCTTCCATATAAGGACATTGTAATCTCCGATCTTGATTCCTATTATTTATTTATATTCAGCGTGCTTTGAGTGCTTCTTCTACCTTGGCGAAGAGTTCATCATCCGCTGTAGTCTTAGTAAGTTTTACTGCCTTACCAACGATAAGAAGACACAGATCGATGAGTTTTTCACCGAGTTCTGCGTCTTCTGGGATCTTAGCAACAGCAGCGTCCACAATTTTATATGCTAGTGGCAATAAAAAAGATACCATGATCATTCCTATACGGGGGGTTACCCTATATAGGCTCAATCAAATCGTGAACCGATATCTGGTTTAGGTGCTCTCTTACGAGCAAGGTTGCCCTTGATCCTATCTACAGGAGTTTGACCTTGATAACCTTTCTTACCCTTTTCTTTCTTCTTACCCTGAGGTTGAATCGCCTTCCGTCTAGATGACATCAGACCCTGACCAGCAAGACTCTTACGAACCTTTGACATAGCAGATCCAGGTTTGATAGTGCCACCCTTTTCAGATGGTTTACCAGTCTGAGGATCCTTACCTGTCTCCTTAGCGTAACGTGTACGCTCATCCAGTTCGAGTTCTTCCTTCTTCATCTTGTTTGCTTTCTGGCGTTTGCCCCAGTCCATATAGGACTCACCCTTACGGAGTTTCTTAGGATCTTCCTTGGGTTTAGATGCAGCACGATCCTCACGGGCACGAGCATTAGCACCAGGTCCACCCAGTTTCTTATCCTTATCAGGATCTGGATGCCAGAAGTCACCACGCTCATTGACAACTTCTTCGTTCTTTGCTTTACGCTTCGCTGCTGCCTTAGCAAGCAAACGTGCCTTAGCAGCGGCAGCATCCTTATTAGGGACACGCATACCGTCACGGTCAGTCTTGAGTTTCTGATCTACATCACCAACACCATAACCTTCTACGTTCAGGGTCTCAGGATAATCCTTGTCACCCTTCTTAGCAGGTTTCTCACCACGCTTACGCTTGGCATGAATGTTTGCCCAGAGTCCTTTCTTACCTTCTTCTACAGCAGTGTAGGGAGCATAAAGAGGACCGTTATAGTTGTTAGCAGAATCTGGTTGGTATGACTCAACCTTTGCCATCTCTTTATCAATCTGTACTTTGATAGAATCTACAGAGTTAGAAGTGATATTGAATCTAGGAACTTCATATCCAGATTCAGTACGCTTGATTACAACACCCTTATAAGAGGTTGCTTGACCAGCAAACCCCTCTTCAGACTTTTTTTCGTCAAGCACCTCTTGATTCTTGTCATCGTTGATTGCATGTTCATGCATCTCAGATACCAAGGTGGTCAGAACTTCAACCGAAACGTTCTCTTCAAGACCATGCTCGAACTGAACATCGTAGTGAGAGATGTTACCTTCTTCATCTAATGTATGCTGCTCAGTAATACACTGACCTACACCCCACTCAGCGTGCTCAACTTTAGATGAGCAATCATGGGTAACCATGTAACCTTTTCCGTCACACTTGTCACAATCTTTAGAGGGTTTCTTACCACACTTACTACATGCTTTCTTGCCTTCAGTGACAAACTCACCAAATCCTTTGAACTCTTCTTCACCCATTCTACGGGCAACACCACGAGCACCACGAGATGCAGCACGGGCAAGTTTGCCAATACCTTTCTTCAATGCTCTCTTGATCTTGTCTCTCTTTCTTTCTCTTGGTTGAGACCCCGCTGATTGGCTGCTCGAAGTTCCTTCGCCGCTTGAGCTACTACTAGAGGAGGAACCACTAGAACTAGAGGTATTAGAAGAAGTAGTGTTAGAGGATCCACTTTGTGCCTTTTCCTTTTGCTTTTCTTTTGCTGCAGAAAACTCACCAGCAACTTTGCCAGCAGTTTGTGTTGCTTTCTTACCTGCTGCCTTGACGCCTGACTTCACTTTGGAAGCAGCACTCTTCAATGCAGACTTGAGACGATCACTACGGGAAGGACCAGCAGCAGATTTTGCTGCTGCTTTTTTCATAGAAGCGCCAGTTTGCAGTCTATCTTTTGCTTGATCTCTACGACGTTGGATCTCTTTTGGATCCATCCTCTCAGAAATAACTTCCAAGTCAGATTCAATCGCTTCACAGATCTCTTCAAGACTGTCATCACTCACCTCAGATAGAACCTCTTCAGCAATTTGAAGAAGTTCTTCATCAGAGAAATCATCAATGTCGATACAATCGAATGGATTATTATTTTCTCTAAGATTTTTTAGTGTGGATTGAATGGATTCAACCGCTAGTTTAGTATGACGCTCCATGATTTCTTCTGATCTAGGGTTTACTTTTATAGTAGACTTTTTCTTTCCAGTTATGTTTAGGTCCTTACCTTTCTTTGCCATTATTTACCTGCCTTTTTCTTCAGTGCTGCTTTACGAAACTGAAGATCAGTGCGACTACCGCTGTCCATCTTACCCTGACTTGCAGGTTTCTTAGACCCACCAGCAGGTTGAGCACCAGCATCACTACCAGTTCTTCTGCCTTGAGCAAACTTAGAACCACTCATCTTAGAGTCGCCAGAGACCATCTTACCTGCATCAGATCTACCGTCCTGATACTGCTTCTCACTCTGACCGTGCTTACCCTTGTAGAGTTCTTCCAGTTCATCGAACTTCTCACCAATGATATAACGTACTTCATCATCAGTGAACAGACCAGACTCCATCAAGGATCCTTCCATGACCTCTAGTTCCTCGTTAGCAGGAACACAGTTAGGAACTTCCTTACCGTTCTTCTTCTTAGTACCCTTTGCCTTGTAACCTTTCCAACAGGTAGATGCACCGACGTTATCACGCGCTGCCTTCATACCCTCTTCAATCTCAACTTCTTCATTCTTAGCACCAGACTTATGACGCTCAACACCCTTTGAATCTGTATAACTTTCTTTCTCTTTTCTAGCAGTTACATAACCAACACCAGGAACTACGCCAGTCTTACCTGCTGCTCTGGCAGCATTTCTGTCTGCTGCTCTTTGTGCTGCTCTCTTACGATTGCGATCATAAGACTTATCATCTTCATCAACCTGCTCAACTTCTTCATTCTTAGGTTTCTTGATGTATGCAGGACCACCATAAACCTTCATCTTTTTATCAGCCTTTGCCTTCACTCTCTGCTCGGCTTCTTCTACTTCTTCTACTTCTTCTTTCTTATACTGGGGATGGTCATCTACCTTCATGCCACGCTTCTTCTCAAGACGTGCCTTACGTTCGGCAGTACCCTTCTCAGGATCGGTATCACGTACACCTTCCTTTACGTCTTCACCTTTCTCATACCATTTGCCATCACCGTCAGAATCCTGCCAGCGTTTACCTGCCTTGGCTGCCTTCTTATGGGCCTCCTTAGACATTTTCTTTTCTTGGACTAGTTTGAGGGCATCTTCCATCCCTGGCAGTGCTTCGTAATTCATTTTACCTGAGATTTGTTTCTTTTATTTATCTTTTGAATGAATTGTCCTGGAGTCATAGCAGCAACTTTTCGTGCTAATTCATCCGTTCCAATCTGTCCGAGGGGTGTAAAATCAAATCGTTTGATATCGTTTCTTTCTACAAGATCCTTCAACCATCCGCGATATACTTGCTCGTGCTCATCTATGTATATGACATAGTTGACTCCACGAGAAACTACCTTACCCAGAATACCTGTATTTAGATTCTCAACTATAGTACCTACATTGAAAATTTTCTTCTCAATATAATCTTCACGTAGTTTTTGTGGATCTAACTTGGGTGCAATCTCATGTAAGAGATAAGAGACATCAGTAAAATCATCAACGTCTTCCATTTGCATGTTGCCACGCAGATGTGAGAACAATTCCTTGCGCTGTTCTGGAGTCAATCCCTTAGAACAACCTGCACAGAACCCATCAAAGTCATTCGCTGCTGCAGCAGCACGCATTTTAGATGCCGACATACCAGATACATCATCAGCATCAGGGTCTCTGTCACCAGCAGACTTCACATTGATAGTATTGAAATTGTATAACTTACCGTTGTACTTATTAGCAAGGGCATCAAACTCTTTGACCCGATCGCCACCAACAACAATATTCACGTCACTATATCCTTCACCATGAAGTCCTTCTAGGACATCAAAGATAGATCTAATCTTATCATCATTCTGAATTGCATGAGAATGATCAGGATATGCATTACGCATATAGTGAACCTTAGTCTCAGCGTCTAATGGATTCTTCTTAGGATCTTGAGAACGAGATGGATAGATTCTATAGTCATCCTCTCCTGCCATCGATGCTACTTGATTGATGAGTTTTTCATGTCCAGTAGTTGGGGGATTGAATCTTCCAAATGTAATAGTAATTGGACCTTTAGAGACCTCGCCAGGTGCCTCAGGTACAGCGGGTTCTTGCGGCGCTGGTTGAGATTGTTGTTGTCCTGCATCTTGTGTTGCTGGTTGTTGTTGATCTGCAACGGGCAATAGTTTCCCTTGAGTAGAGTAATGCGTAACATTCCCCTGTTTATCCGCCCACTTGCCATAACCAACATGGTTTAGACCAAGTTTCTTTGCTTGTTCAGCGGCGGAGGATTTTACTGCTTCGGTTATAAAGGTACTAAACTTTTTCATTCGTCCAATTTTTATCTAGTGTAAAGTTCGCCTTGCTAAACTCCAATCGATTTACAAGTTTGTAAGTCTGCAGGAAATTGCTAATTACGAAACCCTCATGATCAGTAGGTTGTCCATCAATAAAGCATTCTACATCAGATACAACCTCAACCTGGTCAAGAATACGCATCTTCAGATCATAGATGATATGATACAAATAGAATAGTTCTACATTTACTTGACACTTATATTTATCAGGTAGGGAATCATACATTTTCCTAGCACTAGGTAATGTACCCTGCCGAATGTATTTGTTGACGTGTGTCTTCAGGTACTGAACTGTTTTGTTCTCGATTGGTTGCTTGACAGTACGTGTAAACCATTTGACCTTAGCACGATCGACAAGTTGTCGGAAAGAATTTTTGTATTTTACGGTAGCAATATTGGTGTCGATGAGGTAGCAACGAGACAGGCGCTTGTCATCAAAACAAATACTATCGACACAGACACCATAACTAGGAGTAGGTTGAAGGAATGGACCTCTATAACGAGTATGGACAGCAACCACGATAGAGTTCTCAACAACACTAGGAAAGCGATACTCAATAGTATTAGGTCTAAAAACATCAGAACCACCAAAACCAATAAAGTCGCCCTGTAAGTATCCACTCGAAGGAACGGGTAGACACTCAAAGGCGATATGGAGTATTTTAGCAACGAAACCTTCGTGGTTACGATCGATATCTCTATGATTGTAATTGATCTTTATAAGTTTTTTGTTGAAGACTGACTTCGTTCCAACAAAAAACTGATTAGTTTCAGGACAACGACCCCATACTAGAGCAGGGGCACCGTCCCATTTGACAGATAGCGTTTGATCCTCAGGCATTCTGTAGAAGAAATCCAGCAGGAAACCCTGGAGACCACTGAATACCAGGTCTTCAGGGTGCTCAAGATGAGTGTTGGCAGTCATGCATCTCTGTCTGTATACATGTAGTATAGCACGGACAGCAGTGCTGTGCCACCCCCCTTAGTACAGTTTGCCAAATGGACCAAAGCGTGCTCCCTTCTTGGCAGCAATGAACACCATGTCTGTCATGAACTCTTTCTTCTGCTTTGGTTTCATTGCACTTACCACAGCAAGAAACTTCAGTTGCATACACTTACTGACTGCAACATGAGGTTTTGTACCATACATGACAGTCATGTTTTCAACGAATTCCTCTGCACTAGAGACACCCATATCAATACTTTTAGTTCTCAGTTTATTGAAGATCCTTTTGTATTCGTCTTGCGCTGCAGCAAAGTCCGTAGAATTCTGAGGATAGTCCTGATACTTGTTACTAAAATCAACTTTATTATCCTTGAGTAATGATATCACCATGTCAACAGGTGCCTTACCTACACGAGCAGAAGTAGCACCCGCTTGGGTAGGTTCCCACTTCAGGTTAGATAACTTAGTAGAATCATTACCTTTGATCTGGAAGTCAAATGTAGATCCTTCTCCTTCAACAACAATCCTAGCGTCTTGGGTATTGAACTCTTGGTTGTTTGACTTGATAGACAAATCACACTTCAGTTTAGTTACCTCGTAGTTGTAGTCTGCATCTAGGCCGTCCTCTTGTACATTGTACTCTTCATACCTAGCAGTGCTGCCAGATACTTTCTTTAGAGAGATGCCAACTACATCACGATCACGAAACATCTTACGCATAACTGCGTTTAGTTCTTGGATTGTTTGAGATCCTTTACTACCAGCAACAGTTTCGTTGATGATCTTTTCCATCTTTGCTTGGTCTTTGATCAACCAAATGTCTGCAGGGTTCCAAGTATCTTTCTTGGACACACCAAACTTAGACTTGACTATGCCAGACACATAGTCCATGAACCCACCATCACGGTTATATTCATCGAATCTATTACCAGCAAATTCTTTGAGCATTCTCTCTTGCTGTGCATAGAAAACTTTCAACCATTCCTCTTCGACATTAGGATAGATCTTTTCTAACTCTGCATACTTTTTATCTAATTTGATATCAGTCCAACTGCTGTAACTTACATTATCACTTATTGCTCTCTTCATAATCCAAGCAGATGCTCTTTCTTGCATCGCTGTAGTCTTTGCATCTGCAGACTTAGCAGATCGTTTGTTACTTGCAAGGAAACGTATTTTTGTAGTTCCAATCACATAGTCTAGAACTGCCTTACCACTAACAACTTTAGTGTCAAGATTCACATTGTCTGCAATGTGCATTAGGTTCTGTTCAGAAACTTTGATTGACCATGCACCCCTACCACCGTTCCAATTAGAATCAGCAAAAAAGAAATCTTTATCAGGAAGACTCTTGACTGCTGCAGTAAATGCTTTCTTTGTACCTGTAGGTGCTTTCCGTTTAGCATCTGCTAACGGAAGGTTGAACATCGTTGCCATAGTAGTTTTTATTCCGTAGTATTATTTAGATTGTTTATGTATTTTTTCTCCTCTTGATAAGGAGTTTCCTCACCTGTCCATAGTTTATAACCCTGGACAACTTCAGGAACTAGCCACTGATCCACTCGATAGCAATTCTTCCAGTTGACAGGGTGAGCACAGCTTACCATCACTACTGTGAAGAATGCTCGTAGGTGGATCCAGAGACTAAGCATGTAGAGTTTTCCAAACTGCTTCTATGTGCATATTACCGTGGATGTATCCACCCACAATAATACTAAGTGTTGTCAATATTATGCCCAGGATCATCAGGACTGGGGTAAGTAATGATGAGTCTTTCTTCTCTTTCTCCTCTGGAGTTGAGGAGAGATTGTCTGTACCAGTTTCCATCTAGAATCTTACAGATATTTTCAAGTTGTTGTTTGATTACTATCTTTCGCATCTGCTCCTTCTGTTCGGGAGTGTCCTCTATTCTCTGTAGTATCGGTTCCATGATGTGGTTTGTGCTCCCTATCCATAGGTTGTGATTTTGTGTCGTCGTTTCGTGAGAGGTTTTTCAATACAATAAAGGCATCCTTATTATACTTGCGGTCACCCTTTTGAGATGACCACTTCTTATTGTATCCTTCAGGTTGTTGGATACCAGATACCTGTGTACCACCAATCTCGATTACGATATTGTCATCTCTGACATTCCAACCGAGAGTGTGAATTGTTTCCCAAAGTTCATCTTGTGTAAGATTCATCGTCCAAACCTCTTATCCATTTTTAGTTTGACATAATACATTCCTAAGATCCAGACAGAGAAGAAGAACCCCTCCACGTAACTCATGGAATGCCAAGCGTGTACTGCTCCGTCCATCAAACATCACCTTCCTGACGATTCTCTGAGTAGTGAACATCAAACTCACCACCAGGATAACGTGCCTTGAGTTTGTCTACATTCATAGCAATAACTTCATCAATACTAACATTCAATGCCATACATGCTTGTGCAATATACCACATGATGTCACCAAGTTCACGCTTCATATGAAACATGTTCTCTTCATTGACAGGTTTACCTTGGAAGACAATCTTCTTCACAATCTCAGTAAACTCACCTGCCTCAGCACATGCTCCTACAGCAGCAGTAAGCAATCGCTCGGCATGAAAGTCTTGCCCTTGAAGTTCTTGAATACGATAAATGAATGCTTCGT